GGTGAATTTGTTGCCGACAGAGTAATTGAAGGTGTAGGTGTGTTAGTTGGAGTTTGAGTTGGACTTACGGTTGGTGTAGGTGTTGGCGTTGCAGTCCCACTGGAGGTCTGTGTAGGTGTTTGAGTACTCGTTCTCGTTGGACTTGGTGAAGCAGTATTAGTAGGAGTAATACTCACCGTAGGAGTCACCGTAGGAGTTATCGTGGGTGTTGGTGTTGGTGTTGAATCTGGCGGCCAATCTTCTAACGATAAAATTTGAAAACTTTGAGGAGATGCGGTACTATAAGAATATATTCTATAATAAATTGTCCTTGTAGCACCTGCAGGAATTTGATAATTGTAAATTACCAAACCATCCGAACATCGAGTGTATGAGATAACCCTAACAACAGTAGATATGTTTTTGATTACAAGTTTTTTACAAAGACTCACCTTTTGAAAATTATATCTTATAAATACCCGTAAAATAAAAAAAGGGAGACTTTCGTCTCCCTTCTGTTGTTAATTAAGATAAATATTATCTCAATTCTCTCAAGTCGAATGTTCTAACACCGTCAACTGTTACTCTACCATAGAAACGGTTGTTAACCATCTTCTTAGCGTATCTAGTCATGATACCCTTGATAGGAGTGAAGTTGAATGGGTTATACATTGTTGGAGTCAATTGTAGAGGTACGTATGGAGCGTAAATGTAACCTGTATCCAACAAGCTAGTTCCTTTGTGTCCAATCAACACTTGGTTAGCTGGGAAGTAAGGGTCACGATACACTTGGTATCTACCTGACAAAGTACCGATTCTTTCGATACCCATGTTGTATTGGTCCTGCTCAGGAGCCGCGTTTGAAACGTGGAAGTACTCCAAGTCGTCAAAGATAGCTGAAACTTCAGAAGAAACAACAATCCAGTTAGCACCACCTCTCAAAGTTGATTTGTGGATTTGAGCTGACAATTGGTTGATTGCAGTAATCAAAGTTTGGTTCCAGTCTTTCTGAGTGTATGGAGTTGTACCGCTAGAAGCAAGTCTCTTCCATCCGTTGTAATCCCATCTTAGGTTCCAAGCTGCACCTTTTCTCAAGTCTCTCAAGATTTCTCTATCGATTTCAGCAGCCACTTGCTCAGACAATAAAGCTGTCAATTCAGCTTCAGCGTCGATGTTGTGGAATGCCGCAACGTCTTGTGCCAATTCAGGAGACCATTGTGCTCTAAGTTTTCTTTCTGTAACAGAAACAGTTACTGACTCAAGGTCGAAAGAAACTTCACCGATTTGGTCTTCGAATTCAAGTTCTTTGTAGATTCTGTAAACACCAACGAACGCTTGGTTCAATGCTGGTGTAGATTCGAATGTTGAACCTGTGTAACCATCAGGAGTTGTTTGACCACACTCAATACAAACAGGAACCTGAAGGTCTACCTCCAAGTAAATTCTACCGTTAGCGTCACATACGTTGTAGTACTGACCACCTGAACCAGTTGTTGGCCAAGTAGTTGAAGCTTGGTTACCGTATTCTACGATACCCTTACCGTATCTTTGAGTTACTACTCTGAATAAGTAAGGATTGCTGGTGTTAGCAGAAGTAGTCGCGTTTGAAGGAACACCGAAGATGTTCAATCCTGAAAGGAATTCTTCTGTATCCATAGTGTTACCATTAGGTCCGATAAGTTGACCAGCACCTGAGTTAGAGAAACCACTCAATACGATAATAACCTTTCTGTAATCGTTTATAGCGTATGCTGCAGGAACCATAAGACCATTGTTGTTCCAAGCTACAGTTGTAGTAGCAGCTGTAGTAGCTGACCACTTACCTTTAGAGTAGTCAAACAAACCTGGAGGATTCAAACCAGCTTCGTTACCTTCGTAGAACAAGTCATACAAATCCTTTGTGTATGTAGGATTGTAAGAACCTGTACCGTTAGTGTAACCAGCGTCAGGATTACCTGGGTAGTTACCTGGAGAACCTACAGGAGCGTAGTGGTCACCAGATTGACCGAAGTAACCTAGGTCGTTAGGAGTAGTACCACCAGAGTAACCTTGGATTTTAGGTACGAAGTAGAACAATTTACCGATTGGTAAGTTCATTGCTTGTACAGATACGATATCGTTTGCAAGAAGTTTAGAGAATACTCTTCTTACGATTGGGAAAACTACGGTCTCGAAAGAACCTGAGTCAGAAGTTGAAGAAGCTTCGTTAATCAAATATGAAGCTTGGTTTTCGTACAACTGAGCTACGTTCTCTTTCAAGTGACCACCTAGACCCTCAAGGAATCCTAATTTGTCCCACTTATTTACTGTGTCTTCTTTGATAACTTTCAAGTGCTTAAGACCGATGTTACCAACTAGACCACTTTCTAATAATGCGCCCATTTTAATATTGGTTTTTTTAATTTATTTATTTTTATCTGTTAATTTTTGACATGATATCCTTCATTCTTAAGAACTGTGGATTTTCATACGTTTTAGATTCAATTAAGTTTTGTGATGAACCTGATGCTGGAGATTTGTCAATCTCTTTGATAGATTCAGTTACAACACTTTGAACCTGAGTATTCAACTCATTTTTAATAGTACCATACAGATTTTTAGATTCTTTAAGACTTTCCACATCATCAAATCTTCTTAAGATATTGATTTTTTCTTGTTTTGTGGTTGTATGCTCTGTGAACAATCTAGTAGCGTATGCCAAATTTGAATTAAATACCGCAACTTCATTCAGTTTTTCTCTGAACACGTTAAGAGCCTTACGGTACTCATCGTTTTTATTTCTTAATCTTTCGACTTCTTCTTGAAGATATTCGTTTGGTATAACTTTCATTTTTGGAAGACCTTTTCTCATAGGGTAATTTCTTGTTCCATTACCTAATGTTCTTGCAGCTTCTGAATGTTCTCCTTTTTTACGAGTTTCAAAATGAGCATCGTCTCTTCTTGCTTTGGTAGTTTTCAAATCTTTACCAGCAATCTTGCCGTGCTTCATTCCTTCTCTCTCGTCTTCACGAGCATCATAACCCTGCTTCTTTTTTGCTTCTGTATATTCAAACTTCTTAGGTTTCAAATTCATATTAACACCTTTAGCTGAACCTTTAGGTTCGATGACTTCTTCCTTAGTTTCCATCTTCTTACCTTCTTTGAATTCAAAATCAGGTTTTCCTGTTTTAACACCTTTACCTACTACAGGTTTGGTCATCATGTCACCTTCTTTTGTTTCCATTTTCTTAGCTTTATTTGTTAATGTTGATTTTTTTGTGTGACCCATAACTGGTTTGAAACCAATAGCCTCCATCATGTCTTCTTCTTCCATGTACTCTTCGTCCATTTCTGAATCTTCCATTTCATCATCTTCCATGTCCATTTCGATTTCATAAACAACTTCATCTTCTTCCATTGAGTCTTCTTCTTCCATTTCAGATTCTTGGAAAATACTGTCCATCATCGAATCTAGCTCTTCATCAGAAATGTTTTCTTCCATTTCTTCTCCGTGCATTTCTTCATCGATAACTTCCTCATCAGATTCATCGTCACCTTCAGTTTGGATAATATACTCAACATCCTCATCGTTATCGGTAAGATGAATGTCTTCATCATCCTGAGTTACAATAATTCCATCTTCATCACCCATTTTCTTGAATACTTTAAGAATTTCTTCTGTAGAAGCATTTCTAAGGTCGATTGGTTGTTCATCTTCTTCTTCATCATCCATAGAAAGTTCAAAATCCATTTCATCCTCAGACTCCATGTCATCCATGTCGTCTTCAGAATCCATATTAATCATTTCTTCGGATTCATCGTCAGATTCTTCGGAATCCATATCAATAGTCATAACATCCATTTCAGGTTGTTCGTCCATTTCCATTTCGTTAGATTCCTCTTCAGCCTCTTTCAAAGACTCTTTTACTAGTTCAGAGATTTCTTCCTTCATTGTAGAAGCAAGTATTCCTTTTGCATTTTCCGCTACTACTTGTTCCAAATTTTTCATTTGGAGTAGTGCTTCCTCAACTAATGACTTATTTTCTGCCATATTATATTGTGAATAATTTACACTATAAATATAGCCAAAACTTAAAAAATTCTTTTTTCTGTTATTATAAACTTCATATAATTAAAAAACCCCTCTTTCGGAGGGGTTTTCTTATTCTTCAATCACTTCGTCTATTTTACTTTCAGATACTGCGGTTATTCTCCAATCATGTTGAAAACCCGAATATCTTTTTGTGACTTTAGCTTCTACATCAGTTACGTTATATCCTCTTACGAGTTTTTCCTCTCTGATTTTTTTGATTTTACCTGTATTATCGTCAGGTAAATCATAAGTGATTTTTGCTACAAAATATTTTTCGTCCATAAGTATTTTTTATTTATTCAAATAATGATTTAATTTTTTCAATAAGTCAACTGAGCGATTCAAACCAGTTGAATGAATTTCGGTAGAACGTTCTCTTTTTTCCTCTTCCAAATTTTCTTCGAAGTTATTTCTATCCTCAGGATTTGTGAAAAGATATGCGCCAGGAGTAGATGGTGAAGAAACCAAATCGAAACAAATCAATTCAAAATCATCTTGAACTTCATTTTGTTCCCCAACTTTTTTAAGGGACCCAACACCTCTTGATGATATACCCAAAGTTACACCCTGTCTCAAAAGGTTTGCCGCTTGGTCACCTTTGGTAGATACAATACCTCTTTCATGAAACCCAGGTGAGGTTAACAATTTTAATTTACCCATCAAAATATGACCGTCCCACCAAACATCTTCGATACTGTGTGAAACTCTATCCAAATCAATCAGTGAAGATTCAGGGTGATTGAGTTCAGAAAGTGCTACACCTTTCGCGATTGCCTTTTTATAGTTTTCGGCTTCTCTTTTTAGGATTCTCTCGGGATAAACACGACCATTTCTGTTTGGCGTATTATACTTTTGTAATACGGCATAAAACTCAAAAGGTTTAGAATAATCCAACATAGTTTTGTTAGATTCTTGAATCATTTTTTTGTTAAACTCATGGTTAGGTGATACTAAACCTGCATCATATTCAATTAGAATTCCTTTGCCAGTATCGTTAGGTCCCAAAATTTTCATAAAGATATTTTAGTAATAAATATACCTTTAAGCTTCTTTTACTTTTTTTGAGATTGTAAAATCAAAATATTTGTTTTTCTTGAAATTCTCAATGTATATATTTCGAGTAACTCTTCTTAGGGATTCTTTGAGGATTACATCTTTGAAATCGAATTCTTGGTTGGTAAAAAAAGTAATTTCTAAATTCATGAAACTCTTTTTTCCTGTGACAATACCACTACTTCTCAAATCTAAATCTACTATATAGTTTTCCTTAAAGATTTCTTTATCCAAAACTTCGTAGACAGAATTTTTTATTGTCTTAGAAAAATATGAAACAATTCTGTCCCAATTTTCATATTCATCTTTGGGATTGACCCAACTTTGTAAATTTAGATAAACTGATTTTAGATTTTTTGAGTCTACTGTTCCGTAAGTAATTTTAGCTTCGGGAAACCCTGCAATACGAGAGGTTTTTCCTTTTTTCATGTGTTATTTGAGTACTACTAATTTATTTGTAGTAAAATAATAGGTATAAAAGTTACTCCGTCAAATTTTTTCTTTTTTACAAGTTATTTATACCAATAAACAAATCTATGCTTCACGTAATAGTCGAAAAGTCAAACATCGAAAAAGCCCTCAAAATTCTTAAGGGAAAAGTTATTAAAACCAAGCAATTGGACAAGTTACGTAAAAGACAACAATTCCAAAAAAAGAGCGTTTCACATCGTTCCCAAATTTTGAAAGCCAAGTACGTTCAGAATAAAAAGGATAGTGAAAAAGATTAGTTAAGATTATTGAATAAATTGTATAATCTTACGTAATTAATCTTTGAATAGTTGTCTTGTGAAACTTGTTCGATAGTTTCGTTCAATTTATTTTGAGTTAGTTCATCATCAGATGAAATCTTTCTCAAAGCATCTACCGTTTTAGTTTTTAAGTCTTCGAATTCTACTGTTAGTTGTGTATCTTCAGTCATTAAAACTTTTGACAAATCTTTTTTTGAAGATTCATCTAAATTTTGAATATAATTTTCTAATTGTTTTCCCGCAATATTGAAAATTGTTTCAATAGGTAAATTAATTGATTCTTTTACTTGCGGTTTTTGAGTCAAAGTTGAAATAATATTTTTTCTACTTTCTACAGATTCTAAAATTGTTGTTGGAAGAGTATATACCAAATTGTCAATTGATTTGTATTGGTTTTCACAAACAACATTTTGAGTCCATTTTGCAACTTTTGTCAAATCTAACTTCGGTAAGAACTTTTCAATCTGTCTAACAGACTCAAAAATAAATAATTCAGCAGTTTCTTTATCCAAACCTTGACTCTTATCAAGTTCAGTATATAGGTGAGTCAAAGAACTAATTGTTTTATTCTCCAAAACAAATTTTTTGAAGTTTAGCGTATCTTCTTTCAAAGTACCATTCACGTATGACGATACCATTTTTGACTCAATTTTAGATAAAATTTCTCCGAAGTTCATTTGATATATTTTACTATAAATATATTAGTTAATTAGTTTAGACAGACGCTCTTCTATTTCACCCAAAGAACGTCTTCCTTTATCCAAATCAATTTCCATAATTGTCCCCAAGTTTTCTGAATCGTAAATGACCTTGTCTTGTTTATTTGTAGATTCAGGTGTAATTTCTGCGGGAGCTCCTTCCGTGGGTGACTCGATTGGAGTTTCTGAGGGTAATTCTCCCAAACCAGCATCAATACCCGTATCACTACTCGTCGTTGCCCCGGTTGTAGAACCTCCATAAAGTTTAT